AGAGAGTGATATACAATCTATGGACCAGTGATATACAATCTATGGACCAGTGATATACAATCTATGGACCAGTGATATACAATCTATGGACCAGTGATATACAATCTATGGACCAGTGATATACAATATAGCTACTCGACATAACACTTGTTATGTCAAGATGATAGAAAGATATAATAAATTGTGTATTGACAAGGTATGACAATGTGGTATAATGGAACCATCTTCAACGCACTTTCGCGGGGGAGAGATAAACAATATAAGGATATATACTGATATGACAACTAAAAATAAAACAACTAAAACAACTAACAACAACAATGATGATACTCTTGCCAGTGCAATTGAACTGAATATGCCTGTGGATTTAATAGATGTTGAACTATATACTAAACTTCAGCAGTCGGGTTTAAAGCTACAGCAGAGGGAGATTGTAGCTGTATATTTAATGCAGAATAAGCTCGGACATAGTACACAAGCACAAATTACATCATTATGTCAAGCGGGTAAGACTGGTTATCAATCTATTATAACTATGGCTCAATGGTTAAAGACACAAGGACAAGATACAGCCACTATCAAAACACAAGTTAATAGAGCATTCACCAAGCTTAAAATTGGTCTATCACTGCAAGGATTAGGCAAAGACCAAACTGTTACCATAGCACCAAAGCAAGACAAGAAAGGCGGTAAAGGCGGACCATCACAAGAAGCGGTGCAAGATGGTGATGTATTAACTATCCAGTATGATAATGACTCATTCGACCAGGATGCATTTGACCAGATGTTTAATGAATGGGATAAAGAATCACAACAATATTTTATTGAGCACTGTGTTAAACTAAAGGCAAAAGCATTAAAAGCTAAAAAATAATCCCCTATGACATAACACTTGTTATGTAACAATATAGCACTTAATCATTTGACATAGGTGCTATACCGATATATAATACAGCCACAACCACAACAACAACAAGGAGAAAATTATGCAGTTAATCAACAACTTAAACACCATAAAGCCCATTACTACAATCAAACAAGCATTATCAATAGTTAAGGGTTTTACTGATACTGAGAAAATGCCATCATTAAGCTATTCAATCCCCGCAGATGCTTGTGGTAAAGGTGCAAAACTGAGAAAAATTAAAGGTTCTGTCTGCTCAAAATGCTATGCCTTAAAGGGTAATTATAAAAGATATCCCAATATTATTAAGGTGCAATATAAAAGACTAGACAGTATTGATAATCCTCAATGGGTTGAAGCTATGTCATACGTCATAAATAACCAAAAGAAAATTAAAACAACTGGTGTATTTAGATGGCACGATAGCGGGGATTTGCAAGGCGTGGACCATCTAGATAAAATTATACAAGTTGTTAAGAATACACCTAATATTATGCACTGGCTCCCAACTAAAGAATCACAACTAATTAAAAATTATAGAGGTAAAATACCGCATAACATTGTCATACGCTTAAGCGGTTCAATGATTGACAATGATAAACCACCTATGTATAATAATACTTCTACTGTTACCACTAACCCGTTGAAAGCTACTTGTAAAAGTTACGAAAATGATGGTAAATGTGGTGATTGTCGCAAATGTTGGGATAAAGAGATAAAGAATATATCTTATTTATTTCATTGAAAGCAATATTTTAGTATTGACATAACACTTGTTATGCAGTATAATATAATTAAATCAACAACAACAACAGGGATAAAATAAATATGAATACATATAAAATAACAAATACAGAAAATTACGAGGTAGCACTAAATAATAATGGCGACAGTGGATATTTTGAGCACCTATTAAAAGGCGATATGCAGTCGGGTGGATTATGGTTTGACAATGGTAAGTTATACGATTATGATGGTGTATATGAATTACCAAAAGAGGTAATAAAAGAATTAAAAAACCGAGGTGTTAATACCTCATATGCTGAGGAGGACTAATTATAAATGAATAAAAATAACACAAGGAGAAAATATTATTGCCTAGTAGAGCAATTAAGGCGGGATAATAAGGTTGTCTATTTTCATATGGACGAAGATGGACATTTCACAGGTACAACATACATAAGGAGTATATAAAATGGACTATAAACCATCATTAGCCACGTTAGTGGAAGATTTAGAAGTACAACGTAATTATTATAAGCAAGAAGTTGATAATCTTTATATCTATCTTAATAGGAGAGGATTAAGTGATGATGAGATTGATGAGATAGCACAAGGTAGAGTATTTGCTATGTGTAAAGCACCTCGTACTGAAGATGAGTGTTTTGAAGATATGAATAAATACATAAAGGAGAATGAAAAATGAAATACTGGTATATAGCATTAGATGTAGATACAGTCTACAGAACTACGATTGAAGCTGACACCGAGGAGGAAGCTAGGGAACTAGCAGAACAAGAAGCTTATGAAGATACTTGGAGCACTAGTATGGCTTGGAGTAGTTGTAAGGTCTATGAATGTGAACAAGTAAATGCCGATGGCGAACCATTAGAGGAGGACGTATGACTGAGTTAGAACGAGTACAGGTACAGAGGTTATCTGATGAAAATAAAAAGATGGCTGAGTATCTGTTATATTTAAATGAGTGTAATAAAATACCACTAGTGCGTGATGGCTTTGGTTGGTTACTAATAAAGGAGGAAGTATGACTAAGGAAATCAACATACCTATCACTGAGTATGACTTAGATGAGTTTAAGGACGTAGTGTATAATAACTCATCGTTTGACTGGTCATTCACAACTGATGATGGGGATACAATACAAGTAAACTTTATGTCGGAAGACGAACTAGAACAAAGGGAGAAATGATATGAGAGTAGATAGAATAATTAAACTACTGCAGGATATGTACGAACCTAATGAAGAATTAATGATTGATTGGGTAGACAAGTACCAAGCATCGGTAGATACAGATGAGCAATGGAATTGGGCTGTTGGTATGATAGAGGGTGCCAGTGAGGGAATGATTGATATGCATTATGTACAGGATATGGTAGATGAGGCGATTGCTGATTTAGAAGCAGAACAAAGGGAGAAAGAATGAGTAGAATTACAGACTATATTCTAGACCAAGAAGATAGAGGAGGGCTAGTATATGACGATTATAGGCACGAATATGCCACACCTAAGGTATATGCCTTAAGAGCTGACATTGCGTACCTAGAATGGGAAATACAGAGCTTAAAGAATGACATTAAAATTAAGAGAAAGGAGCTAAAACAAAATGAGATGTAGAATTTGCGACCAACTATTAAATGAATGGGAGTCAGTCAGAAAAGACCCCGAAACTAAAGAATATTTAGACACCTGTGGATATTGTATATCTATGTCTAAGCCCGATGTAGTGGACTTTGTTACAGAGGAAAATAAATATTTAGAAACCGTTGACTTACCTAAAGAAATGTGATATAATATTACTATAGATAAACAATTAAAGAGATAACTAAGGTTTTAGACTTAAAGTGATAACGATTATGATTATCACTTTAGGTAAACAACTTTAGGTTAAACTAAAGCGACACTTAAGAGGTAAACCCTGCCTGTTTTGTGTCTTATTTTAAGAGGGTAAAGGAAAACTATAAAGATGATTACAAAAGGCGTAGCAAAGTATGTATATTTAGACTCAACAGAGAAGTTCAACGGTGAGGACACAGGTAAGTACACTCTTACTATTGGTCTTAACCCCAGTGAAGCTAAAAAATTAGAAGATGCAGGGGTAAAGGTCCGTACTATCACAGATAAAGATACTGGTAAGGAGATTAAAATAAGAAAATTCTCTACCCAGTACAAGTTAGATGATGATATGATTCAAACTGTGAGCGGTGAAGCTATTGGTACTGACTTCGGTGCAGGTTCTGATGTGTCTATCCTATGGAAAGCAGGTAATGAGCACCCCACACACGGAGTGGCAACATATCTAACAGCCATCAAGGTAGCAGATGACCACGAACCTGGGTACAAGGGTGCTAATGAGGAAATCGCAGACTTCCTAACAACAGCATAACACTGTTATGTCAGAATTTGTATCACACGAGCCGTGCCTAGAGTGCGGTTCTAAGAACAATCTGGCTAGGTATTCTGATGGTCACGGTCATTGCTTTGGCTGTGGTCATTGGGAGCCACCTACAGACTATGAGGATAACTACAATGAAGACTATAAGGAGGACTATAATAATATGCAACCAGTACAGACCAAAGGTTTCAGCGGTGCAATACCCGAAAGAAACATCTCAAAGAAAATCTCAGCCAAGTATGGTGTAAGAGTTTCACACGGAGAGAATGGTAAAATAAACAAACACTATTATCCTTACTACGACAGTAGGACTAGTGATATAGTAGGCTACAAAGAGAGAGATGTAGCGACAAAGGGGTTCGGAATTAACGGTACCAATAAAGGTGCGGGATTATTCGGACAGAATGTATTCAAAGAAGGAGGAAAATATTTAACTATTACTGAGGGAGAGTTAGATGCTCTGTCTGTCAGTGAAATGTTCGATGGTAAGTGGGCTGTTGTGTCATTAAAGAATGGTGCTAGTGGTGCATTACGCGACATCAAAGATAACTTAGATTATATTGAATCGTTTGATAATGTAGTCTTATGTTTCGACCAAGATGAAGCAGGTAAGGAAGCAATCAAAGCAGTTAGAGATGTTATCTCACCTAACAAGTTGAGGATTGTTACCCTACCACAGAAAGATGCTAGTGATATGCTTATGAATGGTAGGATTAAGGACTTTACTGAGGCTTGGTGGAACGCTAAAGGCTACACACCTGCAGGTATCGTTAGAGGTGCAGATACTTGGGAACATCTACAGAAAGATGAAGACTTAGTTACTGTCTTATATCCTTGGCAAGAACTCAATGAAGTTACCTATGGGTTCAGACAGAAAGAGTTAGTAACCATCACTTCGGGTAGTGGAATGGGTAAGTCTAGTGTGGTGAAGGAATTAGAAGCACATATTTTAAATGAAACAGATGACAATCTAGCCATCATTCACCTAGAGGAATCAATTGATAGGTCAGTAAAAGGTTTAATGTCTATCGAAGCTAACCTCCCTATCCACATCCCTAAATATGAGGAGATGTTGAGCAAGGAAGAGAAGTATGACCTATGGAAGACAGCAGTGGCAGATAAAAATGTATTCTTCTATGACCATTTCGGTAGTATGTCAGAGGATAGTCTACTCTCAGTGATTAGAACATATGCTAAGAGCTTTGACTGTAAGTGGATTATCTTAGACCACCTATCAATCGTAGTTAGTAGTCAGGAGGGGATACAAGATGAGCGTAAAGCTATCGATGCCATTATGACTAAGCTAAGAAAGATAGTACAGGAGACTGGCGTGGGCTTATTCCTAGTATCTCATTTGAAGAGACCACAAGGTAAGGCACACGAAGAAGGTGGACAGGTGAGCCTCTCAGAGCTTAGAGGTTCGGCTGCAATCGCACAACTTAGTGATATAGTTATTGGCTTGGAGCGTAACCAACAAGCAGACGAAGAGAAGGAACGAAACACTACCACCTTGAGGGTAATTAAGAATAGATTCTGTGGTCTGACAGGTAAAGCGGGTAGTCTCTTGTATGATAAGGACACAGGTAGACTATCGGCAGGAGGTGGAGATGAATCATTCTTCTGATGCTAAGAGATGTTATTTCGACATTGAAACTGATGGCTTAGATGCCACCAAGATACACTGTATTTGTGCTATGACAGATGATAGTGATATAATGAATAATTTTATAGGAGAAAAATCATATGAAGACTTCAGAGACTGGCTTATACTGGAAGATATACGAGTTCTTGTTGCTCACAACTGCATTGGCTTTGACCTTCCTACTCTGCGTAGGCTTAGTGGGAACACTTGGGATTATGATATACGAGACACTCTTATCTTATCCCGATTGGCTAACCCTTCCTTGGAAGGAGGTCACTCCCTAAAGGCTTGGGGTGAGAGAATACATAACCTCAAAGGTGACTATGATGGAGGTTGGGAAGAGTTTAACTGGGAGATGTTAGAGTATTGTCAACAGGATGTTAGACTATTGAAAGACCTATACCGTAGACTTGGAGTGCAACTTAAAGACTTCGATGAAGAGAGTATAGAATTAGAACACAAGGTGGCTGAGATTATTCACCGCCAAGAACAAACAGGAGTATTATTTGATGAAAGAAAAGGATATGAATTATTGGCAGAGCTTAAAGAAAAAGTTCACGAGATTGTACTGGAAGTGCGTGAAGTATTTAAACCCCTCCCTGTATGGAAGAGTCTCCAAGTATTAAAGAACCCTCTAAAGAAAGATGGAAACCCTAGTGTAGCCTATCAGAAACAATTAGATAGAGGTGCACACATAGATGACGATGGAGACTGGGGATATATAGACTACCCCGAGTTTAACTTAGGTAGTAGACAACAAGTATCTCGTTACCTCCAACACTTTGGATGGACACCTACTGAATGGACGGAGAAAGGTAGTGTTATTGTCAATGAAAAAGTATTAGCTGATGTGGATATTCCTGAAGCTAAACTAATACTAGAATACTTCACTATCTCTAAGCGTGTAGCTATGGTTAAGGCTTGGCTAGAAGCAGTAGGAGATGATGGAAGGATTCACGGTAGAGTTAATAGTTGTGGTGCAGTTACTGGACGTATGACACACAGTAAACCTAACCTAGCACAAGTACCTGCTATCTATTCACCCTATGGTGAGGAGTGTAGAGAGTTATGGACTGTACCTGAAGGTAAGTGTCTAGTAGGTATTGATGCTAGTGGTCTTGAGTTAAGAATGTTAGCTCACTATATGAATGATAAAGAGTACACAGAGGAGATACTTAATGGAGATATACACACAGCAAATCAAGTGGCTGCAGGACTTCAATCAAGAGACCAGGCGAAGACTTTCATCTATGCCTTCTTGTATGGAGGAGGTGATGGAAAAATCGGAGAAATCGTTGGCGGAAAAGCAACGGATGGTAAGAGACTTAAAGCAAAGTTCCTTGATAATACGCCTGCACTTAGAACTCTACGAGGAGACGTTGACAGAGGAAGCTCGAAGGGTTGGATTAAAGGATTAGATGGTAGGAAACTACACATCAGGTCATCACACTCAGCATTGAATGTATTATTACAATCAGCAGGAGCTATCGTTATGAAGCAAGCATTAGTTTTATTAGAAGAGTATGCAAAGCTATGGAAGATAGACTACAAGTTTGTATTGAATGTTCACGATGAGTTTCAAGTAGAGGTTAAAGAGAAACAAGCAGAGCAATTTGGGAGACTAGCTGTTAGTTGTATACAGAGAGCAGGTCTAGATTTTAAACTAAACTGTCCGTTGGATGGTGAATATAAGGTAGGTAAAACGTGGGCACAGACACACTAGTAGATGACATCTATAAACTTATGGATACCAAGGTGGTAGCTGAGGGTGTAGATGTAGAGAAAGTAATACAAGACTTCGGTGAGAATATGAAGTCAATTTTAATTAATAACATAACAGCACACGAGTTCGATAAGCGTAAGCTACGTATGTCTAACATAGGTAAGAAAGATAGACAGTTGTGGTATGGTTACAACGGATATAAAGGAGAGGAACTACAGCCTCACGTATATATTAAGTTTCTATATGGACACTTGATTGAAGAGATGATACTAGCCTTAACTAAATTATCAGGTCACGAGGTGACTGATGAACAGAAGAAGGTAGAGGTATCAGGTATCAAAGGTTCAATGGACTGTAAGATTGATGGTGTATTGACAGACGTTAAGTCAGCCAGTAGTTATGGCTTTAAGAAGTTCAAGGATGGTAGTCTAATTGATAATGACCCCTTCGGTTATGTCGACCAGATTAAAGGTTATGCCCACGCTGAGAAGACTACTGATGTAGGTTGGTTAGTGATGGATAAGACAACAGGACATCTAACATATCTTAAGTATGATATGGCTGATGAATCTAAATGGTATTGGACTAAGCTAAACTTCTTCTCTATCATAGATAGAATTAAAAAGATTAAAGCTGTCGTGACTAATACTGCACCACCTAAGAAATGTTATGCTCACGTACCTGATGGTAAGTCAGGGAATATGAAGTTGCCTGTAGGTTGTAGTTACTGTTCCTTCAAGCACGAGTGTTGGGATAGCTTAAGAACATTTATCTACTCTAATGGTCCTAAGTATTTAACCTATGTAGCTAGAGAACCTAATGTTATGGAAGTAGATGCAGAAGGAATTAGAATTAATAAAAAAGATGAGGAAGCAGATGAGTTCTTTACCAAAGTACAGAAGTAAACTAGAGAAAGAATGTCATCAGTTATTAGGAAAGGAGTGGGAATATGAACCCAATAGAATTGCTTATACAGTTAGACGTAACTATACACCTGATTTTGTTAATGGTAACTATTTTATAGAGGTCAAAGGCTTCTTTAGGGTAGGAGATGTACAGAAATATAGAGCTATCGCAGAACAACTAAGGTTCGAGAACAAGCATCTAGTATTTCTTATGCCACAACCAGATAAGAAAAC